CGCGCGTCCCTTACATCGAAGGCGACGTGTCGACGCTGCCGGAAGTGTCGCTGGAGACATTGGAGCAGGTCATCGACGCTACGGTGACAGCGGAGCTTATCAATGGCACGACCTACGTTCTGCGCAATGCGTGGACGAAGGGACCGCTCGACATCAACACACATGACGGGCAATTCCGCATTCGCTTTGAGGGCGTGTCCTGCGACGAAGTCCGCTAACAATTCGGGAGGTGCAAATGCCGGAAGCGGCAAAGAAGGTCGAGCGTGACGATGACGCGCCTGAAGTCAATCAGGCAACGAAGACTGCCGATGTCATTCCGGTGCGGCCAAAGGAAGTCGTCATCAATCTGGGAACGGCAGTGCAGGCGCACGGCGACATGGTGAAGAAGCTGACGTTCCGCAGGCCGACCGGTGCCGACATCATGGCGATGGGCGACGGCTACCCGATCAACATCAACTGGTCGACCGGGCAGGTGACGCCAAACCCGAAAGTGATGGGTGACATGATGTCACTGCTGGCGCAGGTGCCACCGTCGACAATCAAAGCCTTGGACGCGGAGGATTGGTCGACGTGCGCTCACGCGCTCATGGGTTTTTTCCCGCCGGGAAGTCAGGCGATGCAATACTGAATTGCTATCGCTTGGCGAAGTTCTACTCACGTCACCCGGCTGAGTTTCTTGCGCTGCCGCTAGACGAAATCATGCGGCATATCGTGTGGACCGACAGGCTGTTGGCGGCCTCAGAGACAACAAGGGTACGGGATGCCTGATGATGTCCTGAGAATGCGGGCAACGGTTTCCTCCGAGGAAGCCCTTGCCAGCATCAGACAGATCGGTCGCGCGTTCGGCCTGCTTCCCTCGCAGGCCAAGCCGCCAATCGATCAACTCAATGCTTCGCTCACCTCATTGGGCCGCACGGTCCAGAGGGTCGGTGCGGAGTTGCGCACGGCAGTTCCGGCTCTGGGTGGCTTTGGTCTTGGTGCTGCCGGTGCTGGTGCAGCCGGTTACGCGCTGATGCGCACACTCACCGGCATTTCAGACCGCATGGTCGAACTGAAGTATCGCAGCCGCGAGCTTGGCATGAGCGAGCGCGAGCTTCGCGCGTGGGGCGTGGCGGCGGCGCAGGTCGGCATCGCACCCGAGGCGATGCAGCAGAGTTTGTCTGGTTTCAAGAAGACGACTGAAGACTTCAAGTACCGGATGGGCGCGGCGCGTGAAGAACTTATTCGCATGGGTGCTGGTCCGGTGGTGCAGCGCATCACCAACGCCGCAACGCAACTCGACAAGTTGAAGGAGGCATTCGATTTCAAAGACGTGCTGGACAAGATGGACCCGACCGGTGCGCGGGGCCGCAGCTTCTTTGAACAAATCCAGCTTGGCGCTGGCGCGGCGCGGCTGTCCTACGAGCAGTATGTCGCGGCGCTGGAGAAAACAAAGCCACGCACCGCCGAGCAAATCGCGGAAGCAGAGAAAGCCAAGGCGGCGCTGGTCCTGCTGGGCGAGGCATACGACGACCTGACGAACAAGGCCGCAGTCGTACTGTTCCCCGGCCTAACGAAAGACATCGAAACACTCACCAAAGTTCTCGACTATCTCGGCAGCATCACAAGCTGGCGTGATGCTTGGGACAAAAAGCCGAAGGAGCTTTTCGATTTTTCGGTCGGCAATCCGATGCGCGGATTGAACGAACTGCAAGACATGGAGAAACAGGGCGGCTTCAAATCAGAGGGCGCAAACCCGCTGTTGCAGGTGCCGGGTGGGGGTACGCAAGGCGGTGGCTTCAGTCCGATTGCCTTCAAGGAAGGTTTTAGTAGCGGCAGCGATCTGTCGGAAGGCTCACGCATGGTGAAGGAAGGCACCTTCGCCGCGCTGGTCGAGTTCAAGAGCTATGTGTCAGGCGGCGGTGGCGGTGCCAATGGTTTTCAGTCAGCCGCTTTCACAACCGGCGTCACGGGTGGCGGTGGTGCTGCAACGGCTGGCGGTGGCATGGGCGGCGGTGGTGCTTCAGCGAGCGGTGGCACGGCAAGCACCACGGGTGGCGGTGGTGCTGGTAGCGGCGCGCAACTCAATGACGAGGGGGGCAAGCCGATTGATGCCGCGACAATGAAGGAAGCCGAAGCTCTTGGCCGCAGCGGTGATGTCAAAGGATTGCAGAAGCTGTTCGCGCAGAAGGGCTACCGGATGAGCGGTCCCGCCTGCGGCATTGTCGCCAGTGCCTATGTGAAGTCGGCTGGTTTCAAGCCGCCATCGGGCAGCGCGATTGCCAGCACATGGCGCGGCTGGGGCGAGAAAGCTGAGGCTGGCGACATCAACGCGCCGGATCGTCCGTTCGGCAGCATGGTGGCCAGCTACGAACACGGTCGCTACGGCGGCAAGCAGGGCAAGCTGCTGGGACCAAGTGAGACGGGTGGTCATGTCATGACCATCGTTCCCGGCACCTACAATCCGAAGACCGGCAAGGCGATGTTTGCCGATCAGTACGGTGTGCGAGAGCGCAACGTCAAGGATATGGCAATCCGCTATGCGGGCGACGAAGCGGTGCGGCAGGCGCAGGCGCGCAGCGGTGAGGCACCCGCAACTGCAAGGGCCCCCGCAACCAGCGGCAGCGGCGGCGAAGAAAAAACCGTGCGCGGCTCGTGGTTCGGGCCCGCCCCCGGCTTTCCGCGCGATCCGACGCAGGGAGGCATGAAAGGTCCGACCGGGCTGTCAATCGCACAACCGGGCATTGCCCTGCCGTCAAAGGAGGGCTTGGGGCAAATGTATGAGGTAACGACGCCGGATGGCCGGAAATTCACCCTGCCGCAGGTTGACATCGGGCCATTCGCCAAGGGGCGCGGCATCGACATCACCGCAGCGGCGGCGTCGAAGATGGGCTACGACAGCAAAACTTTTCCGACTGACGGACGCTTTTCCTATCGACGGCTGGACGAAAGTGTCGGCGGCGCGAACGTCAAAGCCGAGGGCACCGTCAACGTCAACGTCACCGCGCCACCCGGCACCAAGTCGAGCGCGCACAGCGCCGGGATGTTTCAGAAGACCACCATCAAGAACACCAAGCAGATGCAGCCGACAGACAGCCCGCATGTCGAAGCGGGACCGGGGTAACGCATGAAGATCAGTGATCTGCACAATGGCTGGCGCGATGTCTGGGCCGTGGCAAAGTTTCGAGACGCCGAGTTCTATGTCGAGACAAACGCACGTCAAGGCGGGCGGCGCGTGGCCCTGCATCAGTATCCGAAGCGAAGCGTGCCTTATGCCGAAGACATGGGCAGGACGGCAAACCAGTTCATCGTGCAGGGCTACTGCATCGGCCCGTACTACCTTGGCCGCAAGGATGATCTGATTGAAAAGCTGGAGATGGATGGCCCCGGCACACTGGTGCTGCCGCTGCAATACAAGCTGATCGATGTCGAGGTGATGGTGGCGTCGTACAGCGTCACCGAGAGCCGCGAGCGTGGCGGCATCTGCATGGTGGAGATGAACTTCATCGAGTACGGCGATCCGAACTACCGCGAGACACCATCAATCCCGGCGCAGGTCGAGCAGTCGGCTGCCGCCGTTGAGCAGGCGGTGGTCGGCCCGCAGACGCCGCAACAGGCCGAGCAGACGCAGGAAGAAACCGGGCAATACAACGACAATTGGGTCAGTGGAATGCAATGAACGCAACAAGCTCTGACGAAGTTCTCGCCATTGTCGACCGCATGGGAGCGGCGGTGATGTCGTCCGCTGTCGACCAGACCAGCAATGCCGGGGTCACGTTGCGGCGAAGCGTCGGCATGATGGTGGTCGACTACAACATGGTCAACCTGCCAACCTTCGCCACCGTGTTCGGTATGTGTCTCGATTTGAGCCGCCAGACCGGGGCAACGCTGACGACAACGGATCGGGTCCGGCAGGCGGCGCTGGCGGAAACCCCGGTGAGCCTGCCCGCCATCCTCACGGTCAATGCCGTGGTGCGGCTGACGCTGGCGAGCGAGGCCCGTATCGTCAGCGGCATGACGTTCCGGTCGCGCGACGAAGTGGAGGCCATCGCCACGGCGCTAAATATTGCTTTCGAGCAGACCGAGATGCTGGCCGCCGATGATCACGACGCCGACACCTATATGGCGCTGCTCAAACTGCACGGCGATGTCACGCAGTATCTGGCGGATCGCGGGCGGGCGCTGCCGCGCATCATCAACTATGCGTATCAGATGGTGATGCCGTCGCTGCGCATGGCGCAGCTTGTCTACGCCGATCCGTCGCGCTCGACAGAGTTGCGTGACGAAAATTCTGTCGTGCATCCCGCCTTCATGCCGATGACCGGCAAGATGCTGGCGGTGTGACATGGCAAATGTCCTCGACAAGAACACGTTCGTCGGGCCGCCGCAAAGAACACCGATGCCGAAGCGGATCGGTGGTAGCAAGGAAGTTGCCTCACTGCTGGTGCGCGGCAGCCTGTTCACCAACTGGACCTCTATCCGCGTCGAACAGCGCGTCACCGAAGCCTTCCCGCAATTCCAGTTCGAGTGCAGCGAGGAAAGCAAAATCCCGCTGAAGGTCGATGCACTGCAATTCGTACCGGGAGATGTCGTGGCCGCTTTTGTCGGCGGGGTGCAGGCCGTGTTCGGCTACATCACCGAGCGGCACGTGGCCTATGACGGCAAGCAGCATGGCGTCCGCCTTGTTGGTGTCGGTGACACGGCGGACCTGACCACGTCGATGGTGCCGCTGGAAAAGCTCAGCGGGCATGATGGGCAAAGCTGGACAGAGCTTGCCAAAGACATCTCAAACCATCTTGGCGTGAAGATCATCCCGAAGGGCGCGGTCGACAATTCGCCGTTTCAGAACATTCAGGTGCAACCGGGCGAGACGATCATGGCGGTGCTGGAGCGGTACGCCAAGATGCGCAACATCGTCATCGGCAGCGAGGCGACCGGAGGTCTGCTGGCGATTGGCGAGCATCAAGCGATTGCGACCGGCAACCTGACCGAAGGCAACAACATCCTGCGCGCCAATTGCGTGGTGCGCGATCAGATGGTCTACAAGAAAATCTATGCGGTCGGGCAGGGCACCAGCGGTGATCAGGCGAGCGGTGATCAGCAGAACAAGCAGATCGCACAACTGGACGGCACGTCGACACGCAACCGCTACATGATCACCGTGGCCGACATTGCCGACACGCTGCATGGCGTGCAACGCCGCGCGCAGATGGAAAAGGTGTTCACCGAGGGCAGCGAGATCGAAGCGCAGATCGTCGTGCAAGGCTGGTTCAAGGACAACAACAAAAGCGATGAGGTGTGGCGGGCTGGCGAATATTATCAGGTCGAAAGTCCGTCGCTGATCCTGGTCGATCCGATCCACATGAACGGACTGCGCAGTTACCGCGATGCTGTTGCCAAACAGGCTGAATTGCAGAAGGCGGAACAGGCGGGCAAAGATTGGCTCAACGAACGATCAAAGGCTTATGACCCATGAACAGGAACAGTCTGCTGGAAATGTCGGGCCGCGCCATGCACCAAGCGGTGCGCTTCACGCTCAACAAGGGCATGGATCAGTTGATGATGCAGGAGTTGCACTTCGACGGGATGAACTCGGACGGGCGCGACAAGGTCGAGCGGGTGCAGAACTACGGCTTCAGTTCGACGCCGTTGCCGCGCGATGTACAGGAGGGCGCGCAGAAGGCGGTGGCGGCAGTTGCGGGTGCGGTTGGCGGCAGCGGGGGTGCGATCTTGGGCGCAGCGGCGGAAGGCATCGCCATGTTCATGGGCGGGCAGCGCAATCATCCGGTGGTGATCGGTGTCGATGACCGGCGTCACCGTCCGATGGGCCTGCTACCGGGCGAGAACGCGCAGTACGACGACATCGGGCAGATGACGCTGTTGCGACGTGGCTTCATGGCCATGCTGTCGCTCGACAGCATCGATCAGGCGACCGGCAAGATGGTCGAGCGGTTCGCATCCTTGCGCCATGTCAAAAAGGAAAAGCAGAAGCGGCCTACAGACAAACCGAGCAGCGGCGGGCAGAGCGGAGGCGGCGCGACACCACCGGGGCCGGGTTTGCTGGCGGCTGCGCCGAGCCAGACGCAGCAGGCCGAGGCGTACAAGCACGAAGGCGAAAGCGTCAACACCGAAGTTCGCTGCACAAAGGACCGCATCGAGTTTCGCGCTGGCGATACCGTGGTCGGCTACTACGAGGCATCGTCGCAGACGTGGTTCCTGAAAGGAAAGATCGCAACGATGGAGTTCGACAAGCACTACACAACGGTGACAGACAGGCTGGAGGTCATCGGCACGGGTGATGCCAAGATCAAGTTCGGCCTCGATCAGAAGGACGAGGACAACCTGCCGAAGGTCAGCACGGTCGGCGGTCCCGCCAAAAAGGTCTACGCAAAGGTCGTCTGATGTTCACGCCTTGGGAAACAGCGCACGGCGATGCCGAACCGGCGTTTCTGCCATGTGCAGATACCGTTGCCCTGTCTCCCGGCGACGACAGCGTGGACACCAACGACATCATCATCGAGGGAGCGGGCACCATCACTTCGTTCGGGGATAGCCCGCACCGCGTCATCAAACGTGTGAAGTTTGTGCCGCTGGTGGTGCGCGGACAGGGAGCGGCGATCACACTGGTCAACTCAACGCACCTTAACTTGCTGGGCAAAAAGAACCGGAGCATTGGTGATGTGTCGTATGGCATGTACCTGAGTGACGGCAACAATCACTGGTTTGAAGTGTATTTTACGGCGCAGGGGCAGGCGCTGGTCAGCGAGCTTGAGCAGCGATTGATCGCGCTGGAAGACAAGGTGTTCGGAGAGCCGTCATGAGCAGCGACCTCCGCTATCTGCAACTGGCCGACCACAAGCCGTTCAAGTATGCGGTCGAACTCGATTGGCTGTTGTCAGACCTCAACCTGCTGGTCGACGGGCTTGACTTGCAGTCGGCAATGATCGTCGCGCTGGGGTCTGACAGCCTCGCTGGCGTCAGCGATGTGCTGCCGGACCTTGACGCCACAGACCGGCGCGGTTGGTGGGGCGACATGGACGCCGAGGAAATCTGGAACGGCTGGCCGGTCGGCTGCAAGCTGTGGCTGCTGGAGCGGGCGAAGATCACCGGCTCACTGTCGCGCGAAGGCTCAACCGTTGGCCGCGCCATCAGCTACACCCGCGCGGCGATGAAGCCATTCACGCAGCAGCGCATTGCCTCGCGCATCGATGTGACCGGCGAGCAGATCGACACGCAGCGCATCGATGTCGGCGTTATGGTCTATCGCGGCCCGCAGACTGCAATCGAGCTTCGGTATTCTGAACTCTGGGATGAGCTTGGGAGACGCTGATGCCGTGGACCACGCCAACGCTGAAGGATGTCCGCAAGACCACGCGGGACTATGTGCTGACGCAGCTTGGCGCAAAGGTGATGATCCCGAACTCGGTGCTGCGCATCATCTCCGATGCGATGTCCGGCCTGACGCACCTGACGCTGCTGTATATCGATTGGCTGTCGCTGCAATTGTTGCCCGACACGGCAGAAACCGAATGGCTCGACCGGCATGGTGAAATCTGGCTGGTCAATGCCGATGGATCGAAAGGGCGCAAGGCCGCGACCTACGCGCACGGCAACGTCCTGTTCACCGGCCTATCTGGCGCGGTGGCTCCTGCCGGGATGGTTCTCACTGGCGTCAGTGTGCAGTACCAGACGACAGCAGATGCCGTGATCAGTGCGACGGGCGGTACGGCGAAGGCCGTCGCCCTGACGGCGGGGACTGTCGGCAATACGCCAGATGATGATCCGCTGGGCATCGTGGTGCCGGTTGTCGGCGTCACCAGTGCAACGCTCATCGGCGGCATGGGCGGCGGCGTCGATACGGAAACAGACGAACAATTGCGCGAGCGCGTCCTGCGCCGCATCCAGCAGCCGCCGATGGGTGGCGCGGCCTACGACTACGAGGCATGGGCGCTGGCGGTGCCCGGTGTGACGCGCGCATGGGCGACAAGCGAGATGGGCATCGGCACCGTGACGGTGCGCTTCATGATGGATGATTTGCGCGCCGACAATGACGGCTTCCCGTTGCAGGAGGATGTCGACGCGGTTGCGCTCTACATCAACACCAAGCGCCCGGTTGCGGTGAAGGACTTTTTCGTGGTGGCACCACTCAAGCAGTACATCACCTGCGTCATCGACGAACTGGTGCCTGACAACGACACCATGCGCGGCGAAATCGAAGTGAGCATCAAGACCATGCTGCGGCTGTACGCTGCGCCGGGACAGACGATTTTTGCCGCGTGGAAAAACTTCGCCATCATGAGTACCCCCGGCATCGTGTCGTTCCACATGGCGAACAACGAGGACGATGTCATGCCGTCGCCCGGTCACATGGCCGTCTTGGGGAGCGTCGTCTATGACTGACCGGCACATCCGGCGCTCTGGCGAGGACTACGCACATGCCATGCTGGCGCTGTTGCCGCAGGGTCATGCGTGGCCGCGTGCGCTGGGCAGTACGCTGGTCAAGGCTGTCACCGGCCTGTGCAAATATTGGGGATTTGTCGACAGCCGCGCGGCGGACTTTCTGGAGATTGAGGCCGACCCGCGCATTGCAGTCGAAATGTTTCCTGATTGGGAACGCAATTGGGGTCTGCCCGATCCATGTTTTTTCGGTACGCAGACATCGCTGTCGGAGCGCCATCGCATCCTGATGCTGAAGATGACGCTGCTGGGCGGGCAATCGCGCGCCTTCTTTGTCGAGGTGATGTCGTGGCTGGGCTACTCGATCAGCATTAAGGAGTACGCGCCGTACATGTGCGGTGTGTCGAAGGTGGGCGACACTTCAGAGGATGAAGTCGCGGCAGGCGGTCAGCCGGACGCCATGCGCTGGTTTCTCGGGCCGCCTGAGATGCGGTTCTACTGGTCCATCGGTGTCGGTGACGCCAAGCTACAATGGTTTCGGACAGGACCAATCGGCGGCGAGGTCGGTGTCGATCCGCACCTGATCATCGGCGTTGCGGATGAAGTGCCGTGTTTTCTGGAGCGCATCAAACCAGCACACACGCAGATCGTTTTTGATTATTCAGGCTTGCAGACCGGTGGCCCGATGGCGGGCACACCCTGAAGGGATAGGACATGAAGTACAACCAACCGTATGGCATCACTGATCCCGAAGCAGCGTACATCAACGGTGATCCGAGTGTCGGGCGGCAAGGCTCGATTATCCCGGCAGAGGCCGTGGAGTTTCCACAGCGCGAACTTGTTGCGGTGATCGAGGCCGCAAATCAAGTCTCCGACAACGCCAGCCTGACGCAGCTTCTGTTCGCTGTGCGCAGCCAGCGCATGAACTACGCGCTGGCGGTTGATGGCGGCAATCCAAATACGATTGCGGTGGAGTTTGATCCGCCGATCAGCAACACGCAGACGCCGGGGATGCCGCTGCGCGTCAAGGCGCTGGTCAACAACACCGGCCACACGCTGCTATCGGTCGATGGCGCAGAACACGCGCTTCGTCACGCGGACGGATCGGAGCTTGCCGCCGATGAGGTCAAGGCAGGCGTGATGTTCGAGGCGGTGTGGAATGACAGCGGCTATTGGGAGTTCAATCCGTATTCGAGCGGGGCTGGCGGTGGTGGCCCCGGCACAAATACCTTCATCAACATCCCGTTCGCCGTTGACACCGGCACGCCCAATGCACTGATCGCCAGCTTTGTGCCATCGATCACGGCGCTGGTGGCGGGGACGACAGTCGAGGTGCGGGTGGTCAATGACATTACCGGCCCATCGACAATCAAGGTGAACGCGCTGGCTCCGGTGCCAATCGTGCGCGGCAATGGACAGCCGCTGCAAGCGGGCGATGCGGTACACGATCAGATCATGTTGCTGATCTATTCTGCCGCTGCCGGGTCGTTCCAGTTTTCCGGCCTGATCCCGAAGGCGGTTGGGCTTGGTCCTGTCGGCAGCATCATCCTGTCACCCGGCAGCACGGCAATCCCCGGCACATTGAAGCTGAACGGCGCGACACTTCTGCGGCTGGAGCATCCCGGCCTATGGGCCTACGCCAATGCCAGTGGGCGCATCGTTGATGAAGGAATATGGACGAACTCTGCCAATCATTCTTGGACGGCGTTTTCGCGCGGTGACGGCACGACTACGTTTCGTGTGCCTGATTTTCGTGGTGAGTTCATGCGCTTCTTTGATGATGCGCGTGGCATTGATGCAAGCCGGGTGCTTGGTACGCAGCAAAGCGATATTGTGGGAACGCTGGCCATGTCTGGCATCGTTGATCTCATCAATCCGAAGGCCAGCTTTGGCCCGATGAATATGGGCAGCAGTCAGGTCGGTGGTGCGCCTCCAGTGCTGCCCCCGAACTATGCGAACGCTTATGTGCAGAATGCAGAATTGACGTTCACCAATCCGCGCTACGAGGCGTACAACGTGCAGGGTGGCGGCTGGCCGGACGTGTCACCCGGCACCGTGCGGGCGCGCGATGTTGGCTACAACAACTGGCTTGCCGTGACGGGAACGCAACCTGATCAAGTGTCCTATGGCTATGTCGAAATTGGATGGGTTGCTCCGTATCAAGACCTCAAACCGCCAGTGTCGATTTGGCCGTCAGCATGGCCGACCGGGTGGGTGCATCGGGAAAACCGCATCACCTCCGCCATCAATCTTTCAGGCTCGGGTGGCGGACCAGAGACGCGCCCGCGCAACTGCGCGTTGATGCCGTGCATCGTGGATGGCTGACGGATGTTTCCGGTGTTCACATTCGACTACGACACTGGCGTCTACACAGGTGTTCGTCTGCTTGACATATCGGACGCCGATCCACGCGCGCCGGGAATTATTCTGATGCCGGGGAATACGACAACCGTGCCGCCGCCGCATTGCGGTCGCGGACTGTTTCC